GGATTTTTTGTACATCTCCAAGGTGTATGGTGTCAGGGTAGTTAGCCTTGGCAACTTGGATAGCATACTTATCTATCTCGCTGGCATAGTACTTATCTACCTTGATACCTGCTTTCTCTAACGCGATACGTCCACACGACATACCATCGAACAAACTTAGCACATTCATTACAGCCTCCTGTATAATTGCACGAGTGGATACCTTAGTTCCACAGTAAGAGTTTAAGGTCAGATGTAGACCAGCCAGAACGCCTTGATAGTTCTGTAATGGTTACACCTGTGTAACGATAGGCCTCAATAATATCTTCAACAGTCATGTATCCCTCCTATGGTATAAACATTTGTCCTCTGGTGTATAAACCTCAAGCTCCATGCCTCGCATCACGCCACGCAGATATAGATAAACATCTCGTGCCTTAGCTCCGCATTCTATGTGGTGGTTTAGACTGTTGGTAATCCCATACCCCCACACGGAATCATGTGTGATGATTAACTTGGCATCCTCATAAACAACATCCTTGTTTATACGCTCAGCCATGTTAGCTAACTGCTTGAACGTGACTCGTTTAGTCATCACTTGCCTCCGTTATGCATTGCCGCGAACAGCTTTGATGGTTATTAAATCTTCTCTAACATCTGCAGTGTAATGAGTAGCGTCCTTAAAGAATGGCTTGAGCCATGCCCCATTGAGGTCAATAACTGGACGGTCATCACTACCAGATACCCTGTGTCCTGATGGTGGCTCGTGTGCCAACTTACAATGTCGGTCAGACGTTAATAGTATTTCGTGGTTCAAGGTATGAACATCGAACCGATGCCCTTTACGCCACCCATAATTTGATAAAACCTTACGCTCTAACCACACTCGTGGGTTGCCTCTGTTAGTCCCTAGTTTTCTTAGTTTACTCATAACTTGCCTCCTGTTAATAGTGTAGATTATACACTAGTGTAGATATTAGTCAATAACAAAACCACTAGCGTCATGCTTTGCCGCCCCTTTAGCATACAAGGCAACGACACATTCTGCAGGGTCAAGGAATCGCAAGTCATCCTTGTCACCGTCAATAACTTTGCGGCCTAAGAATGTCTCAGGTATAGCGTCTTGAGTACGCCACACCACTGCCAGGTTTGCCCCTGTCTTGAGTGCGTCCAGCCTAATCATATCTGCATACCTGTCGGATGCCTCAGAGTAAGACAGCGTGATGCTGTAATTCTTTGGCAACTTTTTGTGTAGCCTGTTGGATGTTTTGGTATAGTCATAGAACTGTATCTCAGGAAAGTCATTTTCCATGTCGATATAGTTTTCCCAAGGCACGTCAGACGTACCATTGAGCCTAACACAAGGCTTGATGCCCTTGCGTAGACAATAGGCACTAAAACGGTCAAGGTCAACTTCGAGTTGAGCAAGAAACATCTCGCGGTTATCACGCCACAAAATAGTCTTGCGTACTCTCGCAGCTTGTACGTTACTGAATTTACCACGGCCTGCCGTATTGAGACAGCCAGCCTTACACCCTGCCAGCACAGCCATAGGACACATATTGATGCCCTCTACTTGGTCAGCAGGTGCAAGGTACATAATGGCGGTAAGGTATTCCGAACCATCACCTTTAACAGTCTTGGCATTTGTACCAACACCCAACAGCCTCAATCCACTAACCTTTGACATGATAAACCTCCAGTGTAAATGTTACGGTAGTGTAGTCATTAGGTGACAGGTATACACACCTGCCACCAGAAAACGACACTAGGCTTCATCATATGTGAAGTCGATAATCGTAGGTAACCAGAACAGAAATAGTCCTATTGCCAGTGAAAACCACACCATAAATGGCATGACCATGTTAACAAAGCCAATCCCTGCCACGATAAAACATGACAGCGATAAACATAGGTATAAAAACCTCTCACCAAAACTACACATTGCGAGTTACCCAACGTCCATTGGAACCATCGCGTGATACCTTGAGATACCCAACATTGTTAGTGAATGAACCTATCTCACCGTATCGTTTGGTAGTCCGCTTTACATACAAGTTACCAAAACCAATTGGATTACGAATGATATTTTTAGTCATAGCTATAGCCTCCTAAGCTTTACACCCTGCCATCATTGACAGGTGTAGATACACCTAGAGGTTTTAAGGGAGAGATATAGCGTATGGAGTCCAGGTGTACCTACAACTGTCAAGGATAGACAGATTAAGGCTGCAACCCCCCAGCCTAATACTACCTCATCAAGACCAGAACCATCAGCACTCGCGTTAAGACTAGGGTAAACTGAGGCTGGTTTATTGTGCTTAGTATTGCGCCCCGACTGACAACGATATTGCCAACATCATAAAAGCTTGCCTTGCTATGGGCTTGCTTGCTAACCGTACCAATGGTTAGTCGCATCTATACTTGCGTATGATACTTACCTTTATTGAGCATAGTGTTTCCACTGTTAAGGCTCTAGCAGTCACAAGGGTCTTACATCTTGCTTATTTGGTAATTATTATAGTAACCGAAGGTATTTTATTTTGTCAATTACTATTTAGTCTTAGTCGTTAGTCGTTAGTCATATTCGTATTCGTATTCGTTTATTCTTTAGGCCTAGCCCTATGTAGCCGTAGCGATTAAGGGTTATCTAGCTTATCAAGTTTCTGTCTAGGGTTGCTTGAAGCAGTGCCTGCGCTTTCACTCGATTTAAAAAGCCTAGCACGATAATAAAATAATCGTCAAGCGTAATAATTATAAAAACCGAAGATAATAAAAAAAATAGATACAAACAAACACACAAGCCAAAAAGAACCACACCACAAAACACCACAAGCCAAGCAAAACGGATATATCAACCGTTGAAAGGCTAGAGAGAGCCTATATATAAGTGTGTTTCGTGGTGTGGTGTGGTGGTGTTGATTGATTATTTTGAAGTAGAATATGGCTATCAAGAGGTCAAGAGGGGTAAGTCGGCTCCGTACTACCGTATATACCCCTTCAGATTTTTATGCCTAAAATATCAGGGGGAGGGGAAGTAAGAAACTAACCTTAAACCCCCTTGAACCCCTATAGTATCTATATATAAGTTTAACCCCCTATAGCTATAGGAGGACTTTAGAACCACGAACTGGCCTTTGGCCTATGGTTACTGGTGTTTACATGGGATAAAAACCTATCTAACTCGTTATCCAATAATTCAGATTTCCTGACCCTGATTTCTGTGTCTGCATCAGCAGCCATCTGCTCTACCCAGTACTGCACAGCCATAGCTAAAACATCCAACCTATCATCGTGAGCCAAAGCACCACGCTGACGTGTAATCCTAGTCATCTGATAGGTCAGCATGTACCTCATGGCCTTCTCAGGGGGGAGGTGCTGTACGCTATCGTAGTCTTTCTGCAGCACTGTGGGGTCTATAACGAGCCTATGCTGGTTCATTACAGGTTCCAGAGTGTCTATAATCCTAGCTTCCTTCTGCTTACTATGTCTGACTTCCTCCATAGACACAGGGTACACCTTAGTCATGTAGGGTTTGAGCAGTTCGGTGAACATACCGTCACCAAAGTTACTCTCAATCAGCACAGCGTTAACCTTATGGTCTTTCGCTAGGTTAGCTATGGTGGTCAAGGTTTCACTACTGTAACCCCCAGCTATGCCTCCAGCCGCTGCAACGTGCAGGAAACCGTTAAGCATCTTCACAACAGCGTATGCTGTCTCATCTGAGCCTCTACCAGAAGGGTCAATGGCAAGAACACTACCTGTGTAGCTTGAACGCCCTATGGTGTCCTCTGGGGCGTAGAAACGGTCACCAGACAACGCTACATTAGGGATGCTATCAATAGGTTTGAAGATACCCCAGACCAGTTTCTCTGGTGCTGTGTCAATATCACAGGGGTAGACAATCAGGTCTGCTATCTTGAGAGGAAATCTATCAGCATCAGACATGCTAGTATCAAGCATAAATTGTAAAGCGAAACCGCTTCTGCCATAACTAAGCTCTCTTTCTATCAAATCTTCATCAGAAAAGCGTTTAGAGTCCGTAGGAGTCCCACTGACGGCCTCTGAGTCCTTCTCTAGTGTGTTCCATAGGAAAGGAGCCAAACGCCCGCTGTAGGCCTTCTGAGAGTCCTCTACGGTAGGATACCTTGCAGGCCATACACGCATGGCATAGCCACGCTCTAGTAAAGTATTGTATAGGGACATCTCATTTTGAGGGGTTCCAAGGTACACAACCTTGCCATCTGGCTTTAGGATAGCGTCAAACTCCTTGACTGCCTCGCTGAGCTTCTCGCGCATCATCTGGGTCATGGAGTTATTGGGTACTTCTACGTCATCAGCAATGATTATGTCGGCACGAGAGCCAGTAAGCTGGCCTGTCACGCCCACAGACTTGACTGATGGGCTACCTGCTGCTTTGGCAGGGGCTACGTCAAAGGCAATCTTTGACCATCGTTGGGTATCCTTGGCTACTAGGTGCTGACATATGGGTAGCTCTAGGATAATCCGTTGGGTAAAGGTGGAGAAGTCATCAGCACGAGACTTCGATGCAGATACGACAAGAAACTTTAACTCTGGGTCTAGCAGAAGCTGGTGTACGACATAAGCTGCCGTGATATAGCTTTTGCCTACCCCACGAAAAGCCTCAATGATGGCTCGTTTAGGACTACTCTGCAGGTAATCTGCAATGTCGTACTGTATCGGGGTAGGCTCTGGGAGGCCGAGGTGTTTCCACACCAAGAAGAGGAAGTTTCTGAAGTCCTGCAGTTGAACTGGTACGTTCAAGCAGCTAGTGCCTTTGGATTACTAGCGTCAACGCCTAACCATTTAGACCATTCGTTATAATAATGTCTCATACCAACCTCATCGTGGATTGTTCCATTCTCGTGTCTGCCGTGGAGGATATAACGCTCTTCAGTAGCTGGACGCATGGTTGTACCTTGTCCTGCTACACCTATTAGGTCTTCGTGTAGGTTACGTCCGAAGCCACCCCAGATAGAGTTGTGGTGTTTAATACGAGTAGCTCTGTCTTTTTCACTGTCACTCTTGAGGCCATAACCTCTGAACTCTATGAGAACCTTGTTAGGTGCTAGAGGAGTGACGCTATCGCTACGGTAAGCTGAGCCTCGTAGATTAAAGTTATATCCTGGGAATAAATCTACCATGTACCATTGGTTTGGGGGCAGGGTAGGGAAGGAGAGTTCGCCTCTATCTTCAAAGCCATCATATTCTTCGTAGTTTACCGTGAAGCTGCTGACGTTAACGTGACCGTTATCGAAAGGAATGTTCTTTCTGGCAAAGTACTCATCGTTAAATCCTGACACACGATTAAAATAGTGCATGAAATCGTGATAGAACTCTGAGTTTGTATCGTGCCAAAGCTTGTAGTTGGTATCTATGATAGCCTTGTGATAGTGGAATACCTCTAGCTCTTCAGTATCAATAGCACCAGCAATGCAATCAAAAGCACCACCTGTCCATTCTTCTACACTCTGGGTAGGATTAGGGTCTAAGGTTATCCAGACCATACCGCCATGCTTTACTTCGCAATGTAGCTTTGGTTCTGAGGTGACAATAGGAGCCGCAAACGTACCACTAGGCTCATTCACATCGTAGTTACGATAGGCAACTATCTCCTTGCCAGTGTTGTAAGCAAGTATGTTCTGACCTGCTATCTGACCAGTTCTGAAATTACCAGCATGTGGTAGTTCACTTTTGTGAAAACATGGAACCCAGACCTTAGAGAATATCTGTTCTATTTCTTGCTCATATAGGTCTTGGTCTGAGTAGATGAGGGAGCTAACATATTCTACGTTAGGCTTTGTACGCCATTGCTTATGGTTTCTTGGAGCCATAGTTTGCTGCGTCCTTTAGATAATGATTACGGATTTGTTCCATTGTTCTGCCACACCCAACGCAGTACTTATCCTGCTTATCAAGTTTACAGATACCTACGCAGGGACTTTTCATTATTAGTTAGTCACTGAATCAAACGGCAGGCTTTCTAGGAGGCTACCTAAAGGAGACTCAGCAGTTATAACGTCTAGGCTGGCTCCGTTGTCTTTGAGGAACTTGACGGCTACGGATAGCTCTGAGGCTGTAGCTTCGCCAGTACGGACACGAGCAAGTAGCTCTTGGCTTACTGCATCATGCAGGGAGTCTAAGATTTCTCTGCTCATTGGTACTCTCCTGTACGGATTTGCTCAGCGACTTCGATGGCACGTTGGCCTACCTGCTCAGCCCAACGGCTGTTAAG